GGGCGCTCGTTTACTCGGGCGAATTTGACCGAGGTCTCAAACATCGTCGGGCAGTTGCAATCTGCTATTGAGTATGCAAGTGGTTCTCGGGTGAAGCGTACCGTATCGGCCTTTTCGACACAGCGACCCTAATATGAAGCAAGACTTTTTTACGCGCGCATTGGCAGTTGTCGCACCGAAGGCGGCAATGGCTCGCATGATTGCGCAAGACCGCCTACGCAATTTTGGGCGGTTCGACGCGGCGCTCGAATCCAGCAAACGCGGGATCTCGCGCAACATTGCCGGAGGCGAGGACACGAGCGGCACAGCCGAGCGTTACAAGCTCATTCGCGCTGCGCGTGACTTGGCCGATAACTTCCCACCGGTTCGCTCGTTGCTACTCAAATTTGCAACCTACGTCTCGGGCCGTCTCTCATACCAATCCCGCACCGGCAACAAAGACCTCGACGCGCAGGTTGAGCGATACTGGTCAGACTGGTGCGCCAAGTGCGATTTCCTACGCCGTCACGATTTCACGACCCTGCTTCAGCTCGCTGTCATGGCAATCCTACGCGATGGCGACTGCGGATTTGTTATCGTTCGCGAAGCCGGAGAACTCCGATTGCAGAGCGTGGAGGCCGACCGCATCGGCTCGCCATATAACCGTTTGATCGACTCGGACAAATACATCGGCGGCATCATGCTGGACGAATACGGCAGGCCGGAGAAATATCAAATCTACGTCCGCACGATTAACAACCAATACATCGATTCGACTGACATCGACTCCGCGGAGTTCATCCACCTATTCGACGCCACGCGACTGGACGAATATCGCGGACGCTCCGCATTTGCCACGGCACTGAACGCAGCGCGCGACTTGCAAGAGGCGCTGAAGGCTGAGATCCAAGCGATCAAGTATGCCAGCTATCAGACCGGCGTCATCACCACCGAGAACGGATCGGCGGACGCATCCGACTATTTCGCAACAAGGACACCGAATGACAACGGGCAAACTGAAAAGCTCTCGAACATCGACCCCGGCGCGATCAATTATTTGTCCCCTGGCGAGAAGATGGAAATGTTCCAAAGCGAGCGCCCAGGCGGAGCGTTCGGCGAGTTCATCCGGCTTGTGCAGTCGCACATTTGCATGTCAGTCGGGCTGCCCTACGGCTTTGCGTTTGACGCAGACAAGAGCGGGCCGATGGCACGCATGGAGGCAGCGATGGCAGAGCGCACTTTTGCGCGGTGGCGTGGGCTGCTCGAATCGCAGTTCCTCAACCGCATCAAGAACATCGTCCTTCTCGACGCCGCCGCGCGTGGGGAGATTGACGACTCGGAGTTTTTGCTTGACGGCCGCTGGTGTTGGCCCGCAAAGGTCAGTATCGATTACGGACGCGAAGCGACTGCCGACATCGCGCTTTGGAAAGCGGGACTCAAGACGGCCGGTCAGATTTACTCGGACGCTGGCGAGGACTACGAAGAAGCACTTCGCGCAAGGGCGAAAGAAGCCAGCATGATTAAGGAACTGGGGCAGGAATTTGAAATCCAAGCCAGCCGGATTTCCGATTCGGTGCCTGAGTCGGCAATCGACATTACGCCTGAGATTGGCGAGGTTGCTCCGCTCATCGAAACCATCGGCATCGGCGGGACGGATGCGCTCTCGGGAATCCTTGCATCACTGGGACGCGGCGAACTTTCGCCCGAACAGGTTGGCATCATTCTTCGCACCGTTTTCGGAATGGACGAAGCGAGCGCAAGCCAAATCACGAACGCAGAGCCAGCCCCGACACCCGCACCGCAACAAGCCGCAGCATCGCAATTCGAGGACGGCAAAAACAAGCCGACCGGCGGCATGATCGCCGAAGCCAAGAAGGGGTTGGAGTGGCGTGCAAAATACAATCGCGGCGGGACGAATGTCGGAGTCGCCCGCGCTCGCGACATCAGCAACGGCGAAAATCTTTCCGACGAAACTGTGAAGCGCATGCACTCATATTTTTCGCGACACGAAGTTGATAAAAAGGGGCAGGGTTTTCAACCAGGCGAAGAGGGATTCCCTTCCGCAGGCCGCATTGCATGGGCATTGTGGGGCGGTGACGCAGGCCAGACATGGGCGGCGGCGAAGGTCGAGCAAATCAATCGCAATCGAAAACTCAGACGCAAAACAAAATCCGTCGCAGACATGAAGCGCGACCCGCACGGGCGAGTCGTGGGCTTTGAAATGAAAACCGAACTTGTCATGCCAACCCCGACAAATGACGAAGAGGAAGAGGATTTCATTGACCGCTGCATGGTCGATGACACGATGAAATCTGAATATCCAGACCAAAATCAACGCATCGCTGTTTGCAAAACTCAATGGAAAAATAAATGATCGCACAAGGAATATCTCTGGAAGCTAAGAAGCAATTTTTGATTGGTATGCACCAGCCTGCCGATACTTACAAAATTGCGCTCTATACGAAGCGCGCAAACATCGGCCCATCTACTGCCAACTATACGCCAGAAGGCGAAGTGGTGGGCCAAGGTTACTCGCAAGGTGGATTTGTTTTAGGCGGTTTTCGCGCTGGCATGGCGGGAGTAAATGCCTTTGTCACTTTCGATGATCTCAAAATAGACCGCGCCACATTCATTGCGCACGGCGCGATGATTTACAATGCCAGTAAAAACAACGCCGTTCTCTGCACGCTAAACTTCGGAGCCGAACGACCTGTGTTCGACGGCGCGTTTGAACTTTCCTTTCCCAATCCAACCGAAAAATCAGCCCTGATTTTACTCGCATAAATTATGAACGCCACAAATCCCATCACCATCGACGGCCAAACATTTGACCGATACTCGCTCAACCTCGCCATCACCGGCAGTTATAAAGCATCCGGCTCGCAAGATGTCAGTATCGCCATGCGCTTGATTCCCACGCGCATCGTCCCTGCCACCGACGAAGTTCCCGCATCGGTCGAAGTCGCCGACTCCGCAGCCATCGGCCTGCTTCGCGGCCACCTCTCCGAAGTCGCCGACCCCGCCGAGCAAGCCGCCGTCGCTGCGATCCAGACTGCTCTCCAAAACCTTTTGATCTCGAAAGGACTCTAAGCCATGGCCCTCATCACCTCCGCAGCCAGCGGCAATTTCAACGCAGGCGCGACATGGACGGGGGGCATTGTGCCCGGCGTCGGAGACGAAGCCCGCGCAGCAACAGGGCACACCGTCACCATCACAGCAAATGCCACCTGCGACGAAGTATCCAACGCAGGCACGGGCATTTTCACGCTCAACAGTGGCGTCACGCTCACCGCCAATGTCACCAGCAAATCTACCACGACATCGCGCAACTGCCTGCAATTTATTGCGGCTTCGCCAGCGGTGGGAACTATCGTTGGGAATGTAACGGGAGGAACAACGACCTCGGCGGTCGGAGTATCTTTTGCCAGCACGGGAACATTGAATATCACTGGAAACCTGACAGGCGGAAGCGGGAGTCTTTCGCATTCTTTAAATCAAACATCCACGGGTATCTTGAACATAACAGGGAATGTTAATGGCGGGATAGGTCAATCGTACGGAATAAATTCAACGACAAACAATACCATAAATATAACAGGAAACGCTACGGGGGGCAGTGGCTCAACATCCTTGGGCGTTGCATTTGGCGGAACCTTAAATCTAACAGGGAATGCAACTGGAGGAACAGCTGCTGCCGCTGCTGCTGTATACAATCAAGGTACTGGGCTTGGGACTATTACCGGAATAGCAACTGGGGGAACATTGGGCAGCACAACTGGCGGGGGAATATGGAACAGTTCAACTGGCACCGTCATTGTTAGCAGAATAGTGGGGAATGCTTATGGTCCTGGAAACACAGTCGGCTTGGCCGCTACGCCGGGAGCTCATAATGCTTCGTCCGGGATTATTCAATTTGAACAAATGGAGTTTGGGCAGTACGGAATGTCNGCTGCCATCGGAGGCGGATTCAGGCTTAAGAAACTCTCCACCAACGTCGCCGTCTTCACTTATGTCGATTCCGGCAGTGCAAAAACTCTTGTGGACGCCACCACGGGCCAGATGCCAGCCGTCACCGATGTCCGCGACGGCGTGAGCTACGCCAGCGGCGCATTGACCGGAACATGCAAGATTCCCGCCGCCGCGTCCGTAGCATTCGGCGTTCCTGTAGATGCCACAACAGGCACGGCAACGCTCACCGCCGCCGACGTGCGATCAGCAATAGGCTTGGCGACTGCCAACCTTGACACGCAACTTGCAGACTTGCCGACCGCAAGCGAGAACGCAGACGCAGTATGGGACGAAGCCACGAGCGGGCACACAACGTCTGGAACCTACGGCGGGCGGATTGTGCGATCGACTAGCGCAAACAACGAATTGGCAATAAACGCTCAGAATCACGCGGCAGCAAATGTCCATCAATTCCAGACCGGCGTAATCGTCTCAGGTGCTTTTGATGCTGGCGTACTGACCGCATTTGCTGTTCCTGAATTGCAAGAAATCCACCTCATTCACGGATTAAAATCCGGCAGCGCGTTGACCGTCACGCCATCAAGCCGCGCGGCTGGCGCGGTCTCGCAAAACATAACAGGCGACGGCACGACCACCACAACCGTAACACGCGCTTAAAATGATCTTAACTTCCCTGCTCATCGCAACGCAGGGCTTGTTACCAAGTCCTACGCCGATCTCCATCGGCTCGCAGGGCTTGATTCAAATCTCAAGCAATCCGCCGCCGCCGATTGTTGTCGCACGCGATCTTCCCGGGGGATTCGCTTCTCGACCCATCCGCAAAGTTGAGATTCGCGGAGTTAAAGCCAATCTCACCACCGATGGCGTTGAAGTTACAATCTCAACCAGCGTGCAGGCGCGAGGCAACCAAGCCACAGCGCAAGCAGGCACACCATCTCAGCACATTTCGACAACGCTCGAAGCTCAGGGAAACACAACGAATCTTTCGGCCAACCGAGTAAAGCCAAGAGTCTCGACATCGTTTGAAATTGTAGGTTGCGAAGAAGACGATGAAGCGGCCATCCGTATGCTGGCACAGGCCGCGCTTGAGGAAATGATTTTGCAAAATATGATCGACGAGTATTCCGACTGATTATTTTGACATCGCCGCCTCGCATGAGCGACGTCATCGAAGCAGTATCCATCATCTCAGTCGGAGAGGCCAAGGGCCACGGACTCTACGTGGACGCGCAAACATTGCGCGAAGTTAAGGCATGCGCGGAAACCTACGCTGGCGGCGTCAAAGTCAATCTCGACCACGGTGCGGGAATCAAAGACATCATCGGATTTGTCGATAACTTTCGCATCGTCGGAGAAAAACTCCTCGGAGATTTGAACCTTCTGCAAAACGCAGACCGGCGAGCCTACGTCTTGGAAATTGCCGAGAAGCTTCCCGACACATTCGGCATCTCGATTGCATTCAGCGGGCCAGTGCGGGACATCGGCGGCAAGAGTTTTGCATCGTGCGAGGAACTTTACTCCGCCGATTTGGTGCAGACACCCGCAGCGAATCCCACCGGCCTCTTCAGCTTCGAAGCCAAGTCAGTTGACAAAATTTCCAAGCAAATGGAAGACACACCCGAAATCGAAATCGAACCCAAGGAAGACGAAGTGAGCATTGCCGACATCGTCTCCCGTCTCAGCGCCCTTGAATCCGCCTTTGGCGATTACAAGAAGGCAATGGAAGCCGCTCCCGAAGAGCCAAAGGACGAGCCTATGAAGGACTCCGAAATGTCCAAGCTCGAAGCCAAACTTGACACCATCATTTCCAACTTTGGCGCAGCTCCCATGAAGGCATCCGCTGCCGCCGAAGTTCCTGCCGAAGTCAAATTTGATTTGAAAAATTTGATCGAAACAAAAACCGCAGAACTCGGCTCCAAGACTGCCGCGATTAAATTTGCGATGTCGAATTACCCCGCTGAATACATCGCCCTCCGCGACTCCAATCAACTCCACAACCTCTAATCACTACTTATCATGGCAACCCAAAATGACATCTCATTCCGCTCGTTCACATTCGCGACCGCGCTCTCAGGTAACACGCTCGTCCGTTGCTCAGGCGACAACGCAGCCGCCGCACTCGTAACCGCCTCCGAAGTTATCGGCGTCCTTCAAGACGACGTGGCAGCCGCTGGCGTTGGCGAAGTGAAACTCTTCAAGGCAACTCAATTCGGAATCGTTTCGCCCGGTCCTGTTACCGCTGGCAATTCGGTTTTCGCCACAACCGGCGGCGTGATTGTCGGAACGCTCGTCACATCTGGCGTGACTCTCGGAACCGCNATCAATTCCGGCGTAACCGGCGACATCATCGAGTTCGCAGTNCGNCTCTAAGCACCTGACCGAAACACTCAACTAACCAACTACCATGTCACTCACCACCACCACAATTCGCGGAGACATCGCACAGGCCGTTTACGAGGGCCGCTCGAACAAGCAAAACCTCTTCATCGGCGCCGAAGTCATGCCGATCTACGTTGCAGACGTTCGCTCTGGCGAATATCTGAAAATCAACCTGGGCGCATCTGAGGCACTTAACGACGACGCGACCAAGATCGCCGCTGGATCTGCATATCCTCGCGTTGGCCGCAAGTTCACATCCGATACATTCGCCACTACCGAGTACGGTCTGGAGGAAGTCCTCCCCGACGCAACTCAGCGCGACCTCGCCCGATTCTTGGACGTTGAGGTTGCCGTTGCCGACATGCTTCTCAGCCAGATTCAAATTGGCCACGAGCTTCGTGTTGCCTCGCTCACCTACGCAGCGAACGGCCTCACAGCCATCTCCGCAGCCGGTGCAACCGCCGCCTACACCGAAGCCAACATCACAACCTTCGATCTCGCAGCCGACGTTGCNGCTGGCAAGCTGGAACTCGCCAAGTATGGCGTGCTTCCTAACACGCTCGTCATGTCCGCAGTGCTGTTCGAGCGCGTCCGCCGCTCGACCAAGGTCCAGAATCAAATGTTCGGCGTAGTCGCCACCAACTCCACCCGCCTCCTCTCCGAGCAAGAAGTTGCTCAGGCAGTCGGTGTTGAGAAGGTCCTCGTTGGCCGCGCTCCTCGCAACACTGCCAAGAAGGGTCAAACTTACTCAGGCGGATTCGTCTGGGGTGACAGCTACCTTGCACTCGCCAACACAGTTGGCGGTGAGTTCGCAGCCGGTGGATTCGGCCGCACGATCCTCTGGGGCGCTGATTCTCCAGTGCCATTCGTCTCCGAGACCTACCGCGACGAAACCCGCCGCTCG